CAGAAGAAGAAATATCTAATGAAGAAGTTAAAGTTGAAGGACTAACAGCTGAAGTAGAAACTTTAACTGAAGAACGCAAAGGTTTGGAAACAAAAATAACAGAATTAACTAAATCAGCTGAAGAAAGAAATAAATTATTAAATGAAATTGCCGAGGGCAATAAAGGAAAGGAAATAGAAAAAATGGAACAAGAAGAAGTTAAAAAATATGATGTAAGTTCAGAGGAATATAGAACTGCATGGGCTAAATCATTAATGGGAAGAAAAGACCTATCAGAAAAAGAAAAGAGAGCTGTAGGAGATGCAACTACTACAACTGCTACTACTTTTGTTGAAGCAGCAGCTGAAGCAAATGGAGTTAATAATGGTGGACTATTAATACCTACATCAGTAAGAACTGAAATATTGGCATTAATTGAAAAACAATCACCATTCTTTAGAGATATTAGAAAATTAGCAGTTGCAGGAAACGTTGATCTACCATTCATGGACAGTTCAGATGATGCTGCTTGGGTAGTAGAAGGAACTAATACTGCTAATGAAGGAATAGAATTCAAGAGAATTCAATTAACAGGATATGAATTAGCAAAACAAGTTGTAGTAACTTGGAAATTAGAAGCTATGGCAGTTGCTGATTTCATAAGCTTTATTATTGCTGAAATAGCTAATAAGATGGCAAAAGCTATGTGTAATGCTGTTATATATGGAACTGGTTCAAATCAACCTACAGGTGCTATATATGGACTATCTGCAACTGAAGGAACAGATCCACTTAATACTATAGTTGAAACATTAAAAACATTAGGTGATGATTTCAAAGTTGGAGCAAAAGCATATATATCTAGCAATGTAAATATTGATATGATTGGATATCAAGATGAAAATAAGAATTATCCATTTATTCAAGGTTTAGCTGGTAATAAGTTAATTCCAATAGAAGTAGATCCATTCTTAAATGATGGAGATATAATTGTTGGTAATCCAATGAATTATGTATTCAACACAGTAGAAGCTTTATCAGTAGCAAGAGAATCTACAGTAGTTGGTAGAAAAACAACTTATGCATCTTATGGTGTATTTGATGGAAAACCAAGAACTGGTGCATTCAAAAAAGGTTCTTACGTTGCAACAAGTCTATAATTAAAAAAGGAGAGTGATAAGCGATGCTAGAAACGATAAAAGATATAGTAAAAAAACATTTAAGAATATCAGCAAGTGTTACAGCATTTGATGATGAGATAAAAAATTTAATTAAAGCATGTTTACTTGATTTAGAAACATCTGGTGTCGCTTCTTCTGTCCTACCAGACTTAAGTATTACTACTTCATCTGGTGCAGAAGAAACGTTAGATCCGCTAATTGAGAGAGCAGTTATAACTTATAGTAAAGCATTTTTTGGTTATGAAAATTCAGATTATGAAAAATTATTTAGTTCTTATGAAAGCCAAAAACAAAAGTTATGCATAGTTACTGATTATGCAGAACCTTATGTGGTAGAGGAAGAAGAATGATTTGGAGAGATATTGGATACTTAATGACCAAAAAAAATACTTTAGATAAGTTTAATAAACCAAAACCTAGTTATACTGAAACAGAGGTTTATTGTAATAAAAAGTCAGTAGGAAGAACAGAGTTTTATCAAGCAACAGCACAGGGATTAAAACCTGAATTGATTGTAGAAGTAAAACAATATAATGGTGAAGACCATTTTAAATTAAATGATAAAGTATATCGCATTATAAGATCATATACGAGAAATGAAGAAGTATATGAATTAACCTTAACAAGTACTTTAGTTGACACTTCAATTGTGGATACATCATTATGAGTGTTGAATTTATTGATACATCACAAGAAACAATAAAAGCATTAACAAAACTAGCTAAAACAGCTTTAAAAGCTGGTGGTCAAGTAGCAAAGCAAAAATTAACTGATAATACTAAAGTTAGAAGTGCTAGACTTCAGAAAGCAACTCATTCAGCAGTTAAAATTAATTCAAAGACAGGACAACCCACTCTACAAATAGGATATATGTCAAAATATAAGGCGAAGAAGACTAATGGTAAAACTTATATGGCAAATCCATATTGGCTTGAATTTGGGGTTAAAAGCCACGAAATACAAGCAGGTGTAATAAGTAGTAAAGGTAAGGTAAGAAAACAAACTGGTAAGAGAATTTTAACAGATGGAGTACATGATTTTTGTAGTAAAGTATTTCACCCTGGATATAGTGGTAAAAATACTTTAAAGAACACGATTATGAACAATATTGATGAAATAAGAAAAGCCGAAGAAGAAGGATTAAGTAAACTAAATTTAGAATTGGATAAAATATCAAGTTATATAGATGAATCGGAGGATGATATAGATGAGTAAACAATCTTTATATTTGCAAAAATTAAATGAGAAAATAAACACATTTACCACTTCATATTATGAAAAAGCACCATCTCTTGATGCATCATTTCCATATTGTACATTGATACCACCATCTACAAGTGATTTAGCTTATGGTGATCTATTATTGTTTGATATAGAAGTATATGCAGATGAATCAATAACAACCGAAGCAATTGAAGACTTATGCGATAGCTTAAGAAATAACTTAAATGATTATATTTTGAATTCAGAAAATAATTTCAGTAGCCACATTTCATTTGAGGGCTACACATATCAAAGGGAAACAGAACAAGACTTACTCGCAAGGAGATTATCATTCTCTGCACGAGTTTTTTATTTATAAGAAAGGAGATAACTTATGTATACAAACTTAACTCAAGCACAAATAGATAAAGTCCAAATTGATTCAGGACTTATTTATGCAAACTATGGTGAAACTACTGAAGAATTAATAGCTCCAACTCGTGGTGGTGGAGAATTTTCTGTAAAACCAACAGTTAGAGATATAGAACACGATAGTAAAAGAGGAAAAGAAAAAGGATTACAAGTTGTTGAATCAATAGAAGCTAGTCTTAAAGTAACAACAATAGGTGCTAGTCAAGATACAATTGCTATGGCATTGTTAGATTCAACTACAAGTGGTGAAGCATTAGTAAATGGTGCAGTTGGTGTAATACCAAGTGCAAAATATTTAGCTAATGTAACAATGTTTGCAAAATTAGTAGATGGAACTTATAAGAAGATAACATTATATAATGCTCTTCATGAAGGTGCATTTACTTTAGGTGCAAAACCAAAAGCCGAAGGTGAGATAGCATTAGAATTTAATGCTCATTTTGATCCTTTAAATACTTCAACGTTATTATATAAAGTTGAAGATATAACAGCATTCCCAGAAACAAGTTTATAGGAGGTAAGAAATGGAAGCACAAGTATTGATTAAAATAACTTCATTAATTGCAAAAATGGAAATTACTGAAGAATTAAGAAAAATAGACAGATCAAACGTAGAGGCAGTTGGAACTGATCTATTGATATTATTAGTAAATAATTTATATAAAGTAGAAAACGAAATATATGAACTTATTGCTATGTATAATAAATGTGATATAGAATTAGCTAAAACTACAGATATTATTACATTTATAAAAGCTTTATTAGTTAAATTTCCAGGATTACAAAGTTTTTTAGCATAATCGTAGGACTTGGTGTTTCCGAGGTCTTACGCTTATTATATAAGCATTATGGCAAAGGATTTGAGGTGGCTGAACAGTTGCCTCTTTTTGTTGTCGTAGACATGATTAAACATGCAATAAAAAAGGAAACAGAACAACAAATATATCCTATGTGGTTGGTGCATGTACTTATTGCAAAACTACAAGGGAGTGAAATTATACCTATTGACGAAATGATGGGTAGTTTAAGTGAGAAAACAACAACACAAACAGCAGAAGAAATCACACATGATTTAATGCGTTTTGTTGATGCAGATAAAAAGAAAAGAGGTGGTATTTAATGGCAAAAATATTTTCATTAATGGGAGAAATATTAGTAGATAATACTAATGCAAATAAAGCTATAGATGAAACCACAAATAAAGGAAAAGCCCAAGCAAAGACATTTGGAGAAAAGTTTGGAGATGTTACTAAAGCTGTTGGAAAAGTTGCTACCGCCGTTGTGGGAACCGCAACAAGTATTGTTGGCGGTCTTACAGCAATGGCAAATAAATCAGCTGAAACTGCTGATACTTTTGATAAAGCAAGTTTAAGGACAGGTTTGCACGTTGAAGAGTTACAAAGATTAAAATATGCAGCAGGACAGAGTGGCGTAGAATTAGAAACTCTAGAAAAATCGGCAAAGAAAATGAACGAAAGATTAGGAGAAGTATCAGAAGGCAATGGTAAGTCTGCTGAAATGTTTAAAAAATTAGGCGTTGCAGTTAAAAATAGTGATGGTCAAATGCTAGATACTACTGCAATATATGATACTGTATTAGCGAAATTAGCAAATATGGGAGATACAGCAGAAGCAACAGCAATTGGAACCGATTTATTTGGTAAAGCTTTTGTTGATATGAAACCATTACTAGCAGAAGGTTCAATGGGAATTCAAGAGTTAAAGGAAAGAGCAGATGAACTTGGAATAGTAATGAGTGAAGATGCCGTTAACGCAGGAGTTACATTTGGCGATACTATGGAAGATATTAAATTGGCTTTAGGTGGTGCTTTTGCAAAATTAGGAAGCACAATAATTCCAGTAATACAAAAAGTATTAGATATTGTAATTCAAAATATGCCAATGATTCAAAAAATGATTGATACATTAGCACCAATACTCGTAAGCACATTGGATGCAATATTACCTGTATTGCTAGATTTTGTTAATATGATCTTACCAATATTGTTAGATCTATTTAATCAATTATTACCACCATTATCTGAAATAATTAAGGCATTATTGCCTATATTCACACAATTATTACAGATATTATTACCACCATTAATAAAGATAATTGAGGCATTATTACCTGTATTATTACCAATAATTGAGGCATTATTACCATTATTGAAGCCATTATTAGATATTTTAGCTTGGATGATTAATAATGTATTGATGCCAATAATAAATGTAATTACATCAATTGCAAATGTCTTAAGTAAAGTATTAGTTGGTGCTATTAACATATTAACACCAGTAATAAAAGGATTATTAGAAATATTCAAAACAGTGTTTGGTGCAATAGCTAATGTAGTAAAAGCACCAATAAACTTTATAATTGATGGAATAAATTTATTTATAAAAATGCTAAATAAAATTAAGATACCTGATTGGGTTCCTGCTATTGGTGGTAAAGGATTTAATTTACCAACAATTCCTAAATTAAAAGTTGGATTAGATTTTGTACCTTATGATGATTTTCCTGCATTACTACATAGAGGCGAAAGAGTAATGACAGCAAATGAAAATAGTCAATATAGTAAAAATGATAGTTTAACACCTCAAAAGGTAGTAAATAACAATATTACAATTCAAAATTTAACTGTTAAAAAAGAAAGTGATATTGAAAAAATAGCTGAAGAGTTATTTTATATGGTAAAAAGAGAGGTGGCAAACTAATGGAATACTTTATATTAAATGGAGTAAATTCAAACACTATTACAGGTTTAATAGTAAAAAAATTACCACCTTTAGCTCTTGCTAAAAAAGATATTGAAAGTATAAAAATTGATGGAAGAAATGGAAATCTACACATTGATAATGGTACGTATGAAGTTACTAATAGAACGATTGAGTGTGCTATAACAGATTTAACTCAAATTGATGATATAAAGGCTTTTTTAGTACCAATAGGGACAGTTACATTTAGTTCTGAACCAAATGTTAGATATGATTATGTAATAACAAATCAGATACCATTTGATAAGTATCTTACAGTATTAAGGGATTTCCCAGTTCAAATGGAATTAAGTCCAATTGCTGAATCTACAACTGAAACAACAGTAACCAAGACAACATCACCTGCTACATTTGTTGTAGCTGGTACAGTTGGATCAAAACCGATATTAGAAATAAAAGGTACAGGAGAAGCTACTATTACATTAAATGGTACTTCTTTTGTTTTATCAGATTGCACATCTACAGCATATATAGTAGATTGTGATCTTCAAAATGTAAAAAAGAGTGCAATAAATGTAAATGATGAATTTGTTGGTAGTTTTCCAGAATTAATAGTAGGTACTAACAATTTAAGTTGGGTAGGAACAATAACAGAAGTAAAAGTAAAATATAGGATTAGTTACTTATGATTACTATTTATTATAAAAAAACACGAGGTTTATACCCAATTTTTTATCCATCTCCAACAACATTTCCAGCAGATCCTTATTCATATTATGAT